CTCGATCTTGTAGAAGGAGTGCTTGACGACTGTGGTGGTCATGTGGTGTGTCCCGTGCTGATGAATATAGTATAGGGCATTTGAGTGCCCTGTGTTGGTTCAGTGGACAGTTCACGAGGTGGTCAGTCGAGACATGCTGATCATGAATAGGAAGACTACCATGATCACCACATCCCATGACTTTGTTCTGATGAAGTATGGGATGCTAATCAGATCAGCAACACAATTGATCATCACACCAGCAATCACATTCACATGAAGAATAACAAAATAGGCAGTGATAACACCAACGCTGCCTACAACTCTTGCTTTACTATCGAGTTTCATTCATAGTAGATCCAATGCTTCTGGTGATAGTTCATCACTAGCACTCTGACGCCAGTTCTTATTCACCTTGTCAAAGTCTTCTACTAAATCCCATGCTGGTTGAGCATCATCGATGTTCTCAAGAATCCAACGGTCGAGCATTACTTCTGAAATAGACATGATTAGTCAGTTGATACGAATGATTTGAGTAGTGGCATAGCAGAGTATGCCGTAGTGTTGCTTAAGTCTACTGGTTTGCCAGGACGTTTGTGGTTAATTGGGGCAATGTAACATTGCTTCTTTGTGTTGTAGAATCCCCAGATCGATCGGACAGGTTCATTAGTGTAACTAAACCGAGCGTGATTCCTAATCCAAATGCCAACGACGTTGGACTTATGTTCATGAATCTCATAGGTGAAACCTTTGGGAGCAGAGTGTGGGAAATCAGATGGTAGTTCTGTCATTAAAGATCAGCATGGAGCATATCATCAACAGTCATTTCAAGTTCTGCCGCACGTTTTTCCAGTTCAATATGATCACAGCATGTGTCATCATCATGAAGATCAATCATGTCAGTGTCAAGACAAGTAAGTTTGCCAAAGAGAAAGTCAATGAAGTCAGTGTCTGATTTAGTGAACATGTGTGGTTCCTTGTTGAATGGTTGAATCGTAGTAGTTCATCATCTTACTATCACGCTCTGCTAAGAATAGCAGGTAGCATGTGATAGCGACAAAGGCAATGATGCCGCTCAAAAGATACTGTGTGATTTTCATTAGATCAACCTACTGCCATTGGCATGTACTCAGAGCGAGGCATTTTGTCAGTGTTGTATCCTGTAACCTCAGCACCGTTAGCAATGCGAGACAACCACTCATTACGTGCTGTGAGCATGGTGACAGTGCTGTAAGACTTGAGACCGTTAGCATTCCAAGTGACACGCTTCTGGAAACGCTTGACGCCCTCGTCAGCGATGAATGCTTCAGGAAAGAAGTCAACTGTACAGACTTTAGTGGTGAGTTGCATGGGGTGCGTTGCTTTGACTCTATTAATATACACGGTTATGGGGTGCTGTGTGCGTTTGGTAGACAGTTCGACAACTGGTCGTAAAGGGCAGCATCGTTGATTCCATTCTTTACCATGCAGTCGGTTGAATATCCGAGAGGACATCCAACCATAAGATCCATCACGTATTGGATCTCAGAAGGCGTTAGAGGCACGTCTATAGTCTGGTCAGTCATAAGTGGTTCAAGACGCTTGTGGGCGATCGTGGAGGGGTCTCAGACAGTCTATCAGCATAGAACCGATTAAGCAACCACCTGACTTCCATGAAACTGATCCGTTTTCTGTACTTGCCTGATGCCATGGGAGACTTGAAACTAGTAAGGAAAAAATCCATAGTCTCATCTCTCCACTGGTCTATCAGGGCATTGATTGCAGGTAGATCTGCCTCTTTTACCATTGTTGACTCAATCGGGAAGTGATTCCTGTTCGTTGGTTTACACTTACCAGCACTATTCACCAGTGATGGTACATCATTGTCCTGCAACATACGGAGATGAATGTTATTCTGTGTATTTGTGTCAATTCCGTTGACGAGGATGGGTGCCAGGTCCCGTGGGTTGAAGCGCACATGAAAACTAGTTTTTGTTGGTGTGTTGTCAGATGTGAGCATAATCTCCTCACCATTGACAAATGTGCGCGTGTGTTCTACTCTATGCGGAACAAAATATGCAACACCTGCGGGTGCATCAGTGTCTGTGAATAGTTGCATGTCAAACTTATCCCATGCATACAATCTATCCTTGAATAATCTTTGGTTCCAGAATGTACTGGGTACGATTGCAGCGACATACTCACAGTTATCCAGCATTAGTTGTAGTGCATCAAGGTACATGTCCTCATGTATTAGTTGCACTGGTAGTTTCTTACGCGATACTACTGTCTTCGCAAGGTATGGTGGGTTAGTGATACACACTCTGTACCCAGTAGGAAACTGTTCAAATGTATTTCTATACTCTACATCAGGGTGATTGGGTTCAATATCATATCCATGCCACTCTGCATTTACATACGAAAAAAGGTGCCCCGCACCTGCAAATGGTTCCAAGATTGTAGTCTTGGGAACCATCTGATACCAGGAGCGAAATGCACCAGAGTTGTTAAATGGGTCAGTCGTTGTATAATACTGACCCAGAAGTTGCTTACTCATTCAATATTATTCAGCAGTTCAATAACGGATTGGTTGCTATTCATCATAGCATATTCTTTTTGCCATGTCGAGTAATATGCACTCCAGGTATTAGGTACATTTTTGTGCCTAACGTCTGACACATACTTGTCAATCATGAGCAAGATAAAACCTTGCATCCTGGTAGACTCTTCCCCACGGTTAAGAATACCAGAACCAATGTATTGAGACTTATCTCTCTTACCCTTTGTGTGCCAATGTTCAAGAAAAATGGTATCACATTCATATGGTGATTGACTCTTATTGATTGCATCCTTAGATACATTTACGGTCCAATCACGAAGTCGTTCGAGTGATTTTTCATTATCACGATGCTTGAACCAAGACATCAACACACATGCCAAAATAGGACTAGAAATGTTGACATTAGTACCAAGATTATCAAGAACTTCATCTTGAAACCACATTGCAGCAGGATAAACTTCCTCTACAATTTTACATGCTTCAGAAAGTGTTGATTGTGCTCCGCGAGTCCAAACAGTTGGATTGATACCAGCAGCAGCATATTCCCATGGTTGAACCATCAACAACTGAGGTGCAAATAAACTTAAACCGCGAGGCAAAAGCATGGCACGAGCAGCACCAAAGATACGATCATTTGCTTTCTTAACATCATCTGGACTGTTAAACCAGTTAAAAACTTTAAGCATCTCTTCATAAGAACTAACCATAATGGTTTTCTTATTCAATACTTCAGGTTTAGGATTTGTGGGGGTAGGATATTTTTGCCACCACAAACGACGAGTATGAGCATCAGCAAGAACTTCCGTGCCTTTCTTGAATACTAGGTTAGCAATAGTGGGGTGAGGAATATCACATGCACACTCACAAACAGGAATCTCAATATGATCAGGAGTCCGAACCTGCATCTTCTTATGATATTTTTTTTCTTCTACTCGTTTCTCTGTATGTCTTTGACCAGGGTGATCTAAGATTTTCATGTACTCCAACCATGACATTTTTGATCGGATGAATTCAGGTTGCCAGACTGTCATTGTAAAAAATAATAAGAGAGTTCAGTTAATACCAAGACGTTGTTGAAACTCAACGTGATCAACGACCCAAACTGTGTCAGAGTCGTAGTTAAACTTGAGGCGATCAAACTTGTTAGTCAGGTCAGTATCGATGAGGATGACATATACTTTGCCTTCCTCACCATACTGTTGTGCCCAATCAGCAAAGTGTGCTGCTTCATGAAACACGTTGTCCTGATGTCCACCTTCACCAAAACAAATCTTGGCAAAGATATATCCTTCGACATTGCCGTTGATCACACCATCGATAGACTTAAGGCACTCAAGTTTATCAAGACCAGACTCTTGGAACTCTGCTTTGTTCAACAGGCGTCCATCCTTTGTAGGACGGAGATCCTGGTTGTTCAAAGATTGTACGTAGATACCATAACCACTAGAGGCACGGTTAATCTGATCAAGGACGTAAGATTCGTCCTTTGAACCTTGACGTGAGGCAAGAATAGCAGTACCATGAGCAACTGCTAAAGCAAACTCATAGTCTGCTTTGCACTTCTCAAAGATATATTCACGATTGGTACGAAGGAGTTCAGCAAGACGATCAAGAGACTTGAAGTTAATCAGTTTCTTGAGATCAGCGTCATTGATATTCGCTGTATGACAAATGCCCTCAGCAAGAGCGATATTTGTCTCAAATTGGCGCGTGATACGAACTTTTGAAAGATCGGACTTGAACATTACAGTCATTGGAATGACGCCACCTACATGGGTGGGATTATAGAATGTGGAGTCTTTAGGGCGCTTCCTCTCCCATGAACCTAATATACACGAGTTTGGGGTCTGTGTCAACCCCTTAGTCCAGTTAGCGAAGTGGTGGACCAGGTATCCACCCAACCAGACTTTTTCTGATACCATTCAACACTGGTTTGACCCGATGTGGCAATGCTGAAGGAAACACAATCAATGTTCCTGTTTTATTTTCAGCAGTGATAGTCTCAGTCTTCAACTCATGATCACCAAAAGAATAACGACCAATTTCAAATTCCCCTCCATCATAGTCATCATTCAACATTAATGTAAATGATAGTTTTCTGGGTGGATTGTACCCAATTGTATCAATATGCCAACAATAGTGATCTCCAACATTATAATGAGAGTATTGAATTGATTTATTCTCAAAGAAAGGATGTAAATCAAACTTAAAATTGTCTTCGTTGATAACATTCACCCAGTGACGACAAAATTTGTATGCCATATTACTCTCGGGAACAAAAGTAATTTTAGATGATCTTATGTCATGATCTAATCCTGAGTTTATTTTAGATTGCTTCCAAGAAGAATCAATAGTATCCAATTCATTGTAAATACCTTGTGGTATTTTAATTATGTGGATAATTGCTTCGTCGTTATGAATCACTGAAAATAGGGATGATGTTAGTCTTAGCGTGTTCTGTTTTATTGATGTGCTGTTCCCACATGCTAGCATCATCCAGATTATAGAAGATCGCTTGCTGTTTCGCTTGTCCCTTCTTCTTGTTCTTCATCCACACAACTGCGTACTTCATCCCAATACTCCCGAAAAACACATAAAGTTGACTGATAACGACCATGACGGCATGATGGGTCAGGTCGATCGATGTAGCGAATAGTGATGTACCTATCACTGATAAAATCCACCGGTCCTTTGACGGCATGATACTGAACCATCATACCACGAGTAAACTTCACTCGTCAACCTCATCAAATAGTTTACGGTTTTTGTTCTCTAATTTAGGGAGACGGAACATCTCCTTAAGGTCATTTAATTCATTCAATTGTTTCTGTAGATTATCAATCTGTGCTTGCAGAATCTGAAAGTTAGTATCATTGTTATTCTGCATCATCAACATGTTGTTGATTGCTTGTTTAAAATCTTCTTCGTTCATGTCAATAACGTTCAGGAATACGGTGGTCTAGGTTAAGAGCAGTGTTGCCAGTCATAAGATCTCGAAGAGACATAGCACGACAGTATGCTGTCTTGTGATATTCTATCACATCATCGACGCCAGATAGCATCTCTTCATACGTTTGTCGTGCTGATACTTTATCATCGTTGAGGTAATCATCGATCGCATCTTGCATACGATCTTTACGCTGTTTTGAATACTCATTTTTCCAGTTGATTTCAGTTGTCATTAAAGTCTTCGTTGCGACGTTTGTCAAGGTATTCGATGATCTCACTACGCCATTCTAACAACTCATGATAACATTGCTGATCATGTGCATCCTGGCGTAGTTGATAGTCTGGTTTGAGAACGCTCTCATAGAAGATATAGAACGCATCTTTACGTTTCTCGTGTTTCGTGGTGCTATTCCAATCCATGTGATACAGGCGTTATAGGGGACATTGTAGCATGATTACTCAATTTGATCAACTGATTCGATATCACAAACGGGAACTTCATGTTCCCCAGCAATAATGTACCAATGCATGATCTGTCCATGATACTCAGGATGAGCAGGATAGTTTATAGTATACTCCCTCTCACCAGCATACATCAGTTCACTCTCTGGAATGTTATTATCTCGTAACATTGCTTGGAGTTGCATATGCTGCAACTCTATCTGATCAGGAACTTTCATGTGGTTCGATGGACGCCTTGCTACCATAGCATAGGTGTCAACCCACTGTCAAGTCCTCAAACTGTTCCACTTTGTGAACATACACAAAGGTTTCTTTATGGGATCCATCAGGGTTTACAATAAACTCAATGTCAAACCATGAATTATGTGTACAAATAGAAGTAATATAATCTGCTTCTTCATCTGTTAGAATATCAAGTTTATCTTTCCTTAACACATTGAGATACATTTGTGCTTTTTCATTTCTTCTTTCAACTGCAAAAACAAACTTATCTTGCTTATCAAATGTTTTGGTAACATTAAAAAATAATTTGTATGATAACACATCTGTATCCAATTTAAACTTCAATACTCCATAACCATATTTTGTCACATACTTCGGAAATGCATTAATTTTTTTAAGAAAGTTTTGATCTGCATAACTATCAAAACTATAGTCATCATCATATACTGTACAACCATTGTACGTACCATCTGGTTTATATAACATACCAAGTAAGAAAGTCTTATTACTTAAGGTAACATTAGTATGTTTCACAAATCTGGATCTTAGATCCATAAATCCCTCACAATCGATTGCTCGCGAGAATTTATTCCACACTGGAAGTAAAACAGGATATCTAATACCATGCTTCGCAAGAATTTCAATGATATCTCCATCATTATGCTCAATAAACAAATGTTTATTAAATTCATATTCAGGATCTGTCGCATGACCAAAGACATAATTAAAATACTTATTTAATTTAAGTTTAAGATCAGTATCTAAATTAGGAAGATATGCAGGATCCATTAGAGACGTAAATCTCCTAGGCATTGTTTCTATAGTAGAAACTTTCTCTCTTGTAGTAAGACTGTATTTGTCAACAACAGTATATCTTTCGGAAAACATTATTCGTTAGTTAAAATAGTTTGACCTTCAACATTGCACAGAGAATAGAAGATATAATTTTCTGGCGTTGTTGTTTCTGCTTGACTTGCTGGAAAACTTGCTTCTAAGAATTCGATAGTCATTTGCATATCATCAACTTCCATAAAAACATATTCCGATTGCTTCAATGCTGTCCACATATCCAGAGGCAGAATCGATTTATAAGTTTCATATGAAGCATTGATAGCATCAACATCAGTGCTATTATTCCACCCATAGGATCTCAGCATAACAACTGGTTTTCCTTTCATACGAGCATAGTTCTCGATGAAGTTATCAAAATAATATACGTCGTAAGATGTGTTCATTTTAGTACGAGTTTCCAAGCAATTGTTTTACGCAGACCTAGAAATAATCTAGATGTTCCTTCTGCTCTATGAGGAATATTTCCTGAAAATAGGATTGCTGAGTTAGGAACAAACTCAGAGTAATGATATGTATCACCTATCTTAAATACTGTCTTACCATCCCACTCTTGATCCCAACTATCGTTAGCATAAAGAAGAAATGTTCTGCCTTGATCATTGTGCCAATCCTGGTGAAAATTACCAGAAGTGCCAAATGTATGACCATTACAGTAAACAGCAGTTAGTTCATACTTTTGATTAGTCTTTTCCTCAATAATATTTAGAAGATATTCAGTGAAGAAGAAGTCATCACCTAGATGCATCATCCAGAATGGTATCTTTCTCTCTGGATGTCCTGATGGATATGATCCATGACCATACTCCCACTTAGGTTGATTCAATTTCTCAAGTATCAATGCAAAATCTCTACGTGTAAAGAAATTATCATATTTTACAACATCATTCATTTTTGCAACCAGCACACAAATACATCTCTACGTCCTGAAATAACTCTATTCACTCTATGAATATAATTACCAGGATATATTACCGCTTTACCTCTCTGTAATTTGACAGGTGTAGAACCATCAATAATCAATTCACCTCCTTTATATCCATCATTAAGAAAACATGTCATGCTATAATCCGATTTAACACCACCACACATGGCAGCATCATAGTGATCTCCATACATCCCACCAATATTATACTTAGTAAAATATATTTGAGATATTGCTGATATTTTAACAGGGAGATCTACTTGTGATATTATATCACGACAATAATTATTCAAATCAACATGTCCTGGTCCATCAAATACAGTTTGACACCGTTTATCTTCTCTAGGATTGCTAATTCTTCCGTCTTTAAATGTTAAGTGATTAAAATATAGATTAATGTATTCAAGTTGTTCATCATTTAATAAATCAGTTTTGTATATCATTCTTCCAATTCAGAATCATTAACATAATATCGATCCCAATCCTCAGGAATCTTATCAGGAACACCAAGAAGTTCCATCATTTTTTTCATATTATCGTTAATCTTTCTATTTACCAATTTGTGTTTACCTGCAAGTAAATACATTTGATCTTCTCTGCTCTTCATAAAATCAGATGATGCTTCAGAATCATGCTTGACCCATTGGTTAGTATCATTTGAATCCATAAATGCAGGTGCATCAGTTACACCGTCTTCCAACTTACCATTTGGATATAGTTTTAAGTAATAATTTGGATCTCTAGGCCACTTCAATTCATAGGTATATTTAAAGTATGCTAAACCAGATCCACCAAATCTTTCATCATTTGGTTTTACCATACTTTCTTTGCGAATCCATCTTCTCCAAGCAATCCATCTATCTCTTTCGCCTTCATATTCTTCTTCAATATCAGGAAGAACTCTCCAATCAGACAAGTTTAACATTTCAGTTTTTTGTCTTTTAATCTTGTACCATCTCTGCTCATAGAAAATAACTTCTTTGTCAACATCTCCAATAACTTTTTCAATTTCAAGACTTCGGATCTCAACACCAATCTCAAAAAACGTCATACATAGATCACAAAATTCTTTTGCCTGCGCTGAAGTAGCACCAGTGAAAGAATATGTTTTGTAATATGAAGTTTCTGTTTTAAAGTCGTATTGACGTTTCTGTCTTTGACAGAAATAAGTTCCATCATCAAAATATTGAAAGAAATCAATTCTGTCATTGTCATTATGCCAGAAATCATCAACAGATTCTGTTAAAAATTTCTCTAATAAATCAGCATCTAATGCTGTTTTTTTATTATTACGATTACGATAATCGGTAGCAGCAACGTCAATTTCGACATTAGGAGTTACAAATTTGTTGATAAAATCAACTTCGATAACAATCTTTCTTAGTTCCATGGGTTGTTAAGTGCTCTTGATGTACCATCCTGTTATGATATATTTATCTTCAGTCAATACAGTATTTCCTTTATGTGAATGCGTATACCCAGATGGCCAAATAACAACAGTTCCTGCAGTAGGTTTAATTCTTCTTCTTTGATATAAAAATTCAGTTTCTGCTTCACCATCAGGCATGTCATTAAGATAAATCATCCAAACTAATTCTCTAGGAGCATGTGCTAGATCAGCATTTTCATGATGCCACAAATGATACCCACCTCCAGGAGGAGTTTTCTGAAATTTAATATCAGTAGATACTAATCCAGTATGTTTTAATGATTGATACTTATGAATATAATGCTTCACACAACTCTTTAGTACAGAGTTTGTTTTAGTAGATAAGTCTCTATTAGAAAAATTTAACAAAAATGCATAATCTTTTCTATTCAAATCTCCACCATACTGCTGAGAAGAATTGAATGCTATCTCTGCATTTGGACTGTACTCTGTTGTTGCTGATGGGACCTCAATACAAGCAGTATCATAAACTGAATTTGCATATCCAATCAACTCTTCACACAATGGTCTTGGCATAAAATTTGGCCAGACACCAATAAAATCATCAAAATCAGATTTGGTAATTCTATCATCGAGCATTAATTCAAGAGGTCTATAATCTGGAACACTCAATTTTTGATTCATAATTAATATGCCTTAATGATATATTTAGTCTTATGAAATGGGTTGATAATTGGAACTTGTCTCTGTGGTTGCATCTCAACATCAGGAGTTGGTCTCTTAAAACTACTAGAATATTTAAACGTCCCGTTTGTTAGATCACTAAAAATTTGACCCTGAGTGAACACTACCTGAAGTTTATCGGCAGCACCACCAGATCCAGGAGCAGCAACTGCAGCTATTTCAACTATTTTATCAGCACCAATAGCATTCCAGTATGTAGTAGAGAGTACATCTCCCACACTATAACCAGAACCAGCACTTAAAATCTGATTAACACGTATTCTAGTATCATTTGCAGTACCACCTCCAGGAGAAGGCCATGCTTGATATGTAATTCTTAAACGCATACCAGATCCACTGCCACCGATCATATCTTCATCTCTAGTTTCTTCGTCGGATGGATTAGTCCAAAAAGTCTCACCAGCTTGTCTGTAAGACCACTCACCAACGCCTGCTGAGAAAAATTGTCCCCCACCGGAATCGGCAATTCCGCCACCAGATGGCGATTTTCCTCCAGCAACAACATATCTATTAGACCACCATAGATTAAAAGTCAATAATGCACCATCAACACCACCACCTAGACCAGATCCATATGGTGTGTTGTTGCTACCTTCACCATCAAAATTACCACCAGTAAAATCAGCATTTGGATTACCAACGGCATTTTCTGTAATTAAATGTGTATGAGTACGTGTTTGTGTTCCAGGAGCAGTATTTAAATACTGGTCGATCGCAAAAGAAGATGGTTGTGTATCAAATACACCACTCCAATATCTATTAGTATCACCATTAGGGGCAGTAGGCTCAAGTCTACCTCCACGATTTTGGAGATTTGCAGATGCTAGCGCAGATGCAGGAGAAATCCACCATGTTTGAAATTGGATTGAATACTCAAGGTCATCACTTTCAGGACCAAATGCCGTCGAAGTTCCACTAATAACAGAGTTATATGGAAAATTGGTAGGGAATTGTTCAATCCAACCATCAAAATCAAAATCAGAACCATAATATCTTGTCAATTCTAACTGAAAATTAGCACCAAGAGTAGTGCCAAAAAAGTTTTTCCATGCAGCTCGAATTGCCGCTGTATTTTCAGCTCCACTTGCCTCTTCAGGTGCTCTAGCATCAAATTCATCTGGGTTTGGTTGACCATATCGTGAACCTGCCATCATAGATCTACCTAATGGTTGGTTCCATGGAATACTAGCTTCTCCCTCATTACCTTCTGTAACTGCAGAAATATAGGCATGATTATGTGTGGGAGCGGCAACAGTAATAGAAGACAGACCTCCAACTTGTGCTGTGACAAAACTATTAGGATTAATTTCAAAGATAACTTGATCAGTAAGTGTTTCCAATCCAGTTAGTCTAACTGTTCCAAGAGAGAAGAAATCACTATCCAAACTTCCTACAGCACCGGGGGGTCCTTGAACTTGATCCAAAGGATTTGATCCACGAGCACCAACCCTATTAAAATACCAAAATCCACCTTCAGCACCAGGATCATTGATACCTTTTGAAGATCCCGGAGTAATTGGCACAAATGCTGAATTACCTCTGGTACTATCTACGATACCAATGCCACACAATTTTCTGTTTCTATAATCAGGAACGTTAAATTCACTAGTAGTCTCACCATATTCTCCAGCAAGAATAGTATATAATTCAAAATAATCATTCTTATCCAATGAACGACCATCACATGGAACAAATCCAGGATACCTATCATTATTTCCACCATCTAAATCTCCATAACTACCTACACTTTCCTTAAGAACAGGAAGAACTGTTCCAATCGGATATCCATCAAATTTTTTAGATTTTCTACTATACCAAATAGCAGCATCAGTAGATGGAGGTGGAACTGTAGCATATGTTGTAACTTGCCAAATAAACGCATTAGGACTTCCTGTACCAAGTTGAATTGTTGTGGTTTCTGGTGTATTAAGTTGTAATGCTGCTTGTACTACAATATAGAACGAAGAATTTACAAGAGGATTAAATGTTCTTGGACCTGCTACAGGAGGATCAAAATCAATAGAAATCAATGCAGGATAACCAGCAATACTTTCAATTGTGATTGGTCTATTAATGCCAGTGACAGTAATAGGAGCACTAGAAACAAAAGACTCAGGAATTTGATTATTTCTATTTGGTGGTGGACTCCAATCAGCATCAGTATCTGGTCCAAGACTAGTTCTCACCTGCCAGGGAGGAATCGGACGATCACCAACCTGAATTTGCATGTTTAAGGGAGTATTAAACGAAGGTGATGATTGTAGATAAAGAGTTAATTTATCACCATTTCCTACTGTTGTGGGGAATACCCCAATAGAATCATTATTTTTCTTAACACGAACTTTGGTAGAATTAGTAGTAACTAATACTACTGGAACCTGAACACCATCTGTCAATCCCTGGATTCCCAAAGCACTTTCAGGTTGTTCGTCTGATCCTATAAGTGTATCTTCAATTGCATCGTTTACATTAGTAAATGAGAATTCGTTGGGATTAGTTGAAGGGTTTGCACCCGTTTCTACACTCCAAGTATCTCCATTGAGAGCATCTCCAATTGAAAGATTAGTTGTAACTGGAAATAAAGCATTGTTTGAACTCAAAATTCTTAACTGTAAGTAATCACCATTGTTCACAGTTCCATCATTACCGGTAAAAGTTGCTCCAGAAAGAACTTGAAATCCATCTGAGTTTGTTGAAGTATTACTTGTCGATGAAATTGCCCATTCGCCATCACCACTGGTATTAATATTAGCAGAAGCAATCAATCCCTGTATTCTAATAACCTCACTATAACAATATGTGTTTGTCGGTTGGTCTTCTAAATCTGTAAAATCTGGGAATGGTTCCGGTTCATTTGTTGGTTGTGATAAAGTTAAGATATCCCATCTTGCACTAGATGTACCAATAACAAGTGTCAATCTTGAAAACTGTGTAGTAAACTCAGAAGATTTTAACCTAACTCGAATTCTTGCACCATTTTTTACAGTTATATCTCCACCACTTTGAATCCACCCTGTATCAAAACTTCCATTTCCATTATAATCAACACGCATCGCATAATTCTCGATGCCTCCACCAAGATTAGATCCAAGTACTACAGCTGCTTGAGTGTCGGGTGTTAATCCACTTAAAGAAGTAGATGGTATACCATCCGGTGGACGAAATACTATGTCCGTAGTATACATCGTATTAAGATCTGCCTCATCGATATCATTAAACGGAAATGGATCAGGAGTAAAATCTTCCGGAATGGTTGTAATCAACCAAAACTGCGTTAGATCACCAATAGTAATAGTTACAGTGTTAGTGGTGTTCCACTGATTAGGTGCAATAAACCTAAACTGTACGTAATCACCTTCTGATACGTAAAGTGGTTGATCGTTAGGTGCAAACGAATATGTCATTCCTTTTAGTTATGATCCCAGTTCTATTATTTATTGACCCTAGATTTGTCTAACGTCATCCCAATCATCATTCTTGTTAATATCAACCTTAATTGGGTAATCTGCCTTAATTTCTACAGGAATATCAATATCATTAATCAAATACATCTCGGATAAAATTTCTGTTTCTGGTGTATAGACAGGATCTTGATCTTTTAACTTTTCATCAGTTTCATCGACAACAAAATTATCTGGTGTTTGATCTATATTGACTATTGTTCTCGCAGTATCTTGAGCAGTTCCACCAGTTCCTGAAGCTACTATAACAAAATCTATTTGATATGGTCCAAAATTATTCCAAGGAACTGTAATTGGAACACCTGTGCCATTTGCTCTAGTATCACTAACAGTTCCACCAGAACCACCATTAATCTCAGCACTATTTGCAGAAGTTCTATTGATTGTTGTTCCTGTTACAACAGTTCCATTCAGATATGTATATGTTGGAGTTATCTGAATACTAGTATTTGCATATTGTGTTTCATAGTCAATAGTGAAGTTAACACTATAATCTATGACTCCTGGAGCAGTAATGCTAGCAGTTGGGTTTTGATATACAGTGATCTCAATACAAGTTTCTGGAGAGACGCCACCAGGTCCACTAGCAACAACGCAATATGTTGTGGTGTCATTAGGACACACAACAGCAGAACTATTAGCATTTGTATTTGAAATGCCCCCTTGTGTCCATGAAATACTATTTCCATCACCACTTATGCTCCAAGAAAGAGTTGTACAATTGCCATTAATAATTGACAATCCTTGACTAGATGTGAGAGAAATAGTAGGAGGAATTAATACAGAAATAGTAATTTGTCTCGTGGTTGTTCCAGCAGGACCGTTTGCATTCAAAATATATGTTGTATCTGATGTAGGATTAACTACTGCAGAATCTACAAAATCATTAAACGAAGGTGTAATATTCAATACTCCTGGTGAAATAGATAATGTGTTGACATCACCAAATACAATCCAACTCAATGTAACAGGAGATCCTGCAATAACTTCAATATTTGAAGTATTTCCATTAGCATCTTCTGCTGTAAAGTTAGCACTGGGGGGAAGATATACAATATGACCCTCAATATATCTCTCACCAGCAGCACTAAGACTTAATACAATTTCAATACCAGCAGCAGCACAACGTGCTAAGAAATAATCATATGATGCTCTAACTGTGGATAGTCTCATTGAACCAGAAATATCAATCCAGATAGAAACAATCGTTCCATATGGCAAAGAACCAAAATTACAAATAGCAAACCAATCAGATCTACTACCAGTATTTCCTTCATCACGATTGACACGAATTGGTCCAAATGCATTTGGATCACCTGGGAAGTTAGTAGGTACATCAATACCACTCTGTCCCGAACCTTGTGGATCCAAAAGATAAAATGTTCTATATGGAAATGCTGTTCTAAATCCTCTACGATTATTTACACTACCACCAATAATTGGTGGGTTCTGCTGCCACACATTATTTAAATTGCCTTGATTATTATAATAACTATTATTTGTTTCATCAATAACAGAAAGACATGTAATAAGTTTTGCTGCTTCGATTGCTGATAAGTTAGATTTTGCAATTAGGGGTGCTTCAGTTTGTAAAGACCTTGGTTTAATATAATACACTCCTGGTTTTGTTGGCATTGAATTTCCACCTACAGAATTTCCCTGAACTGCCGGTGGTGTACCAATTTGTCTTAGTTTAGTCCATTGTTGATTTGCATTTAAATCGACTAATATAGGATTATTTGATTTAACTTCTACCTGAATTTCAATATCATCAATATAATACATCTCAGATAATACGTCTGTTTCTGGTGTATAGACAGGATCAGCATCTTTAAATAGATCACCAGTCTCATCAATGTCTATATTATCTGGTGTTTTGTCAACATTAATTAAAACTGTAAACGCTTCACTCGTTGATCCACCATTACCAGTAGCAGTAATAACATAACTTATGCTGAGTGGTCCTCTATCAGTATAAACAATATTTGTATTATAAGTTCCACTGTAAGGAGAATTTGATCCAAATTCAGCAGAAGATGCTACATTTAAATTTGTAATAGGATCAGTAGTATTAGCAACATAATCATAATTGTAAGTAGCAGACAATGTTACTGATGTATTTGCATAATCTCCTTCATATTCAATTATTGCTTGCTGACCGTAATCGATTACCGCAGGATAATCTACAATTAAAGTTGGGGGATAGTATACAATTAATTCTATAGATGCTATTGGAGATGTTCCACCAAGACCAGTAACGTATCCACTGTAAGTTGTAGTAACAGATGGACTAAGAGATACATTACTGTTTAAATTTGCGTTTATAATACCACCAGCAACCCAGTATAACGAATCACCATCTCCCGTGATACTCCAAGAAAGATTTGTACTGCCATTAACAATAATAGATGGACTATTTAAAACGAGAATAAGTACAGGTGGAATGTAGACTACAACAGATACCGTATCAGTATCCGTCAAACCACCATAACCAACAACAGTTAATGTATATGTTGTATCATCACTAGGGAAAACATCGATAAAACTATCGGGAACAGTAACTGCATTAACACCATTATTAATACTACCACTAAGAGAATTTGTAGATGTCCATGTTAATCTTGTGCTCTCCCCTGCAATGATAGGCGAGGGACTAACAGTAAAACTATCGATAGTTGGCGCACCTATATCCCATCTCACTCTAGCAGATCCATCGCCAAAATTTTGTGATCCTGAATTATAATTGAAACTACAATAACTATTGTCATAAGCAGATTGCCCACCATTGCCACCAACACCCCCTCTATTATTGTCAAGTCCAAAGTTTCCCCCAGATCCACCAGTTGCCCCGCCACCGCCGCCGCCGCCGCCACCGCCGTCAGTAGGGCACGAAGAACCATTATTACCATTACTAATACTGTTTACATTTCCGGTATTCATTCCCGTTCCTGTACGTCCACCAGTAGCACTAACATTCCAGGAAGCACCACCACCGCCGCCGCCTCCACCTAAAATAGCAACCCAACCATTTTTAACAGAGTCGTAAATACCACTAGCGCCACCGCCACCGCCGCCACCGCCAGAACATCCTGAAGGACCAGAAGTGCCACCGTTTCCCCCACGAGCTACATTAGAACTTCCTCCTGATCCAGATCCGCTACCAGCAACACATCCAAATCCAGCTGATCCTTGATTGCCCAATCTTACAGTAAATGTCCTCGCAACATAATCAGGAAAATAAAGTGTTGCTCTTCTTCCAGCGCCACCGGGACCGGAAGCACCACCAGCATCAGTACCACCATTCCTTCCGCTTGCAGCTGAGATATCTACATTAACATTAATGGCATAAGAAGGAATATTAGTAGTAAAATCGTTGGAGAATGATTGATCATAATCAGTTATGCTAGTGTCTATCTGTATGACATTTATCGTAACGCATTTAGCATCACTGACCCCACCAGGTCCAGTTGCATAAATGCAATATTGCGTAGAATTTGTAGGAGCAACTGCTACAGATCCGTTAATAACTCCACTTCCAACTATAGGAGTAGGTGTGCCAGAAGACCAAACTATACTATTTGCACTCCCAGTTGTACTCCAATTCAAATTAACATTTTGCCCCCTTGATATTGTTGATGTATTTGAAGTTAATGTAATTATTGGTCTAGTGTTAACGGTAATAATTACACTTGCTGTACGTGTTCCAGTAGCAGTTGTTGCTCTAAAAGTATAAGTTGTCGTAGTTGTAGGACTTACTGTTACGCTGCCAGATGTGCCAGGACTAGCAACACCAGTCATTGTGGTGCTACTAATAGTAGTATTTGCAGTAGCACTCCACGTAAGTGTTACAGATTCAGGAACTCCACCAGAAATAATTGTATTATCAGCATCATCCGAAGTAAGAGTTACTACTGGGAAATCATCGTTGACTGTAATTGTTACACTTGTGGTAGATGTCCCATTAGCATTAGTTGCCGTATACGTATAAGTTGTTGTTACTGTGGGAGCAGGAAAATATATACCACTATTTCCCACAGTAGCAATAGGATTAGTTACAACTCCACCAGCAGTTGCAGTAAAAGTATTACCAGTAATAGCATCGCCATTAGTGGGGATAGAAGCAGAATATGTAAGCCTTAGACTTTGACCTTTATAAATGCTAGTAATATCGTTTGGTGGGGTGCTATAATCAGTTGCAGTTAGAGATACTGTTGGTGGTGCTGGAGGTACATATCCAGTCCAATCCATTGCAACACCATATGGACCACCATTATTAACATGTTCAATCCGTAAAGTATGTTCACCAGCAGTAATATTATTTGGTGTAGTTAACGAAGTGTTGGCGTTATAAGTGTTAAGCGAAAATTGAAGTACATTATCAATGTATACATCAGCAGCATCATCTACAGATGTATTAAATATTTGTTTTCCAGTATTATTGAAATTGATTTTCCATTCAATTGATCTAATAACAGTACTGCCTTCAGGTTCATTACCACCTACGTTAAAGTTAGTTAAAAAAGTAGTCCATAAGTTGGCTGGATCAGATCCCTGAGCTCCTACAATATTATCAAGTTGAGGAGATCTAGTAGTCCAACTAAAATCTTCTGTGACAATTTGATCATCATAAGAAATTGTAATAAAAGCACTATTAGAACTAGAAGTTTGAAGAGTAGAAGCACTGTTATGATATGAAGTGTTATATAATCCAGCACCACCAGCGCCGCCAAATCCACTACCATCATTACCACCTACGTAGGCATATCCAGGACCAATTGAACCCGTAGTGCCACCAGGAAACCCTCCGCCAGCGCCGCCGCCAGCTCCATTCCAAGCGGCACCAGAATTCTGTCCAGCAGCACCATTAGATCCGCCACTAGTGTTAATATCAGAAGATGTTAATCCAGGAGCATCAGATTCTCCACTATAACAAATACACGCTCCTCCACCGCCTCCACCAGCACCAGCTAATACAGTACTCCCAATACGAATAGCAGTAGCGCCACCGCCGCCGCCGCCACCAGCAGCATTCCATCCACTACTACTATCGTAGGAATTATTATTACCACCACGTCCACCATTCCAATATCCACCACCACCATTAGCGCCAGAATCTCCAAAACATCTAGATCCAGGTCCACCCATCGTTAATGTGAGTGTTGAACCAGCAACTCCAGTTAAAGTTCCAGATATTTTTTGTCCTCTAGCACCAGCAGCACCACTGCGATTTACACGAGTGCTAGCAGGACCACCCTGGCCACCTTTACCGCCATGAATAATATATGTAACATTAGCAGCATCCGAAGGAATAGCGTATGTAGTGTTAGAAGTAAATGTTTGAGTAGTTGCCATTTTAGATCTGCCTTACTTTTGTCCAATCATTATCTTTATTAATGTCAACTAATATAGGATAATCAGATTTAATCTCCACCGGAATATCTATATCATCGACCAGATACATCTCAGATAAAATTTCTGTTTCTGGTGTATAGACAGGATCAGCATCTTTTAACTTTTCATCAGTTTCCTCAATAGTCATATTATCTGGAGTTTCATCAATAATAACAACAATAGATTTTTCTTGCACAAAAGAACCACCACTTCCTTCTCCAGTTAATCTTACAATGATTGATCTAGGACCAAAATTATCCCATTGAGGAGAGTATGGAACAGTTCCATCTGCATCTCTATTTTCATTAGCAGTTTCTGCAGAACCTGCCGTTGTTAAAACAACAGTTTCCTTTAGTACAGATGTTCCATCATTAGGACCAGCGATATATCCAGAGTTAAAAAATTTAAGTTCTAAACTTGTGTTGGCATATTCTGTTTCATATACCACATTAAAAGCACCAGAACCATAGTTAATTTGAGAAGGAACTTCAAATTTTCCAATAGATGGTGCTGAAATTACAACTATTGTTACTGATGCTTCTGGATTAAATGAAACTAAATCCGAATTTGATGTATTGTATCCTTCAGCTGTATATGTTGTTGTGATTGTAGGAGTGACAGTAGAATTACTTTCTAAATTGCCATTAGTAATGTCGCCATTCGAGGGCCATCTGATAGCATCAGCATCACCCTCTGTTCTCCAACTTAATATAGCATTTGGAGCTGTTGGTGTACATAGATATCTATTACTAGTAAGATAAACTTGAGGAAAAATAGTTTCAATTAATTCGATTATTGCTGCTGTTCCATCAGCACACCCACCAGTAGTTCCACCTCCAGATCCTGCAGCACCAACAACTGCCGGTGCATATGTTCCAGGAGTATAATCTGCTGTTGCTTCAAATGTTTCGTAAGATATAGTACCATAAGCAACAGCAGCTCCCCCACCACCTCTGCCCGTAGCACCTGGTTTAAGACCCGTAGCTGTAACAGTAAAATCACGAATATAACTATTACTACCATATGTTTCCCCTGAGTTAGGAGCGGTTTGAAACCAAATATTGATTCCACTTGCCGATTTATTGTTAGTTCCATTCAAACTATATGGAGCTCCACCAGTGCCACCACCAGCAGCTGTTGATCCAGATGTAGTAATCGAGATGGTCCAACTATTATTTGCAAAAGGAGCAGTAAAAGAAAGACTATAATATTTTCCACTTGAAGGTGTGAATCCTCCTACTCCTTCTGCGCTTTCATTTTCATAATCTAGAGTAATATCAGCAGTGGAACCGGATGCACTAAAATTATGAACATTAGTCGTGTTGTTAAAAAAGTGAGTAGATGAAGAAGTATATGTATTATATCCACTAGATCCATTTCCACCGTCTCGTTTAACAGTACCAATATATGCACCAATACCGCCAGTAGGCAGCGATCCACGATTTCCATTTGCAGAAGATACAGAAGTTCCAGCACCAGACCAAGTAAATCCTTCTGTGGCTACTCCTCCCTGTCCACCAGCATTTTTTGTACTAACTCCCCCGCCAACACCTCCAGTTAAAGTAAATCCTAAAAAACTAGTTGTTCCACCACTAGTTCCTGCTGTTCTAGTTAATGAAGTATTACCTAGAATATTTTCTCCGCCGCCACTAGCACCATACATCTTAAAAGATAAACTATAGATATAAGGATCTATAGTATAACCACTAATAGAGGTAGTAGAGGTAATAGTAGATGTGCGTGGCATTTTTAAAATTTAATAATGTATTCTACAAGAATGAATGGAGTAACCAAATCATTTAGTTTTACTTGATCTGAAACATCTACATCAACTGTTGCGGCAACACTCGACATATCAATTTCTTGTAGAGGATGTGAATATGTAAAATTTGAATTATAACTGTTTGGAGTTGTAATATTATGTTTATGCTTTGATACTGTCTCCCATTGTCTACTAAATCCAAACTGATGACCAGCTCCACTATTTGCTATTTTCTGTGCATAATCTTTACCACCAAAGAAAGATGTCGCATGATTATCACTATGATTTAAATACACAGTATTAGTGGTATTATGTGCATGTCCCTGGAAGTTATCAATATTCAATGTAGTTTCCGAAGTTTCGCGTTCTACATTATATCTTGGATTACCAAGCATATTAACAGTTCCACTTGCAGCAAGTTGCATATTTCCATTATATGATGCTGTAATCGTATTTCCAAAATTAGATGTTACTTCAATTTGAGGACCAACTCTGTTTGAAACTACATTGGATGCACCTCCTGTATCAACAAAATCATTATTATACAAACCAGTTCCTCTACCACCAATAATAACTTTAGATCCTAAATCAGGTAATTGAAATTGCCCTAACTCATTAATACTAGGATCCGCTGCTCTAATAATAGCACCATCTCTAGCAAATCTAGTTTCTTCACCAACTCCTAAAATTTGTGCAAGATTATAATAATCCTTAGCATTTAAAATACTTCCATCACATCTAAGATATCCAGCAGGAATTTGTTCTTTAAATTTTGTAGCTGTTGGACTATTAGTGGATCCCAGACTAGGAGAAGAATGCACTAAAATTTGTCCTGTACACCCTCCATATCTTGCTCTCTCGTTTGTATAATTTGCCATTTTAGTATGCCCTGATGATGTATACGCAAGTTAATGTTGGTTGTGCTGTATTCATATTAATCTGTAAAGAACCAGCGTTGCTAGTATTATCAAGAGTAGCATTAGGAACATTCAAAGAAGAATTCAATCTAGGTTGAGGTTTCAAACTATTTTGATCATAAACGACCTGAAATGGGTCATGTACGTGTGCCTGTATAGATGAATCTAAGAAATCAGATCCTTCATTACTCACAAACGTTCCATATGCACCCGATGATAGTTGATCAGGATAAAAATTTCTAAATCCATCAGGAATAGTGAAAACTTCACCAAAAAGACCATATGGAATCTCATCATCTTCTGAAAGAAGAGGTCTACCGGTAGATGGTGTTGATGGTAATGGTTGCCATTCTCCCCATACTGCAAGCGGACTATCCGAAAGATTGCCAGCTGATAAGTTAATTGGAGGATTTTCTGAGTTGATTCTACCAACTGTTCTTCCAGGACTACCTAATCCATAACCACTATAACCTTCTGAAACAACTTCAGCTAAAGAACCGTTGTCAACCAATTCTGTGTCTTCTTTATACCATTCTAAACCAATTCTAACGGTATCAACACTATCACCAAAAAGGTCGAGAATATCACTAGTCTCATCATATGCTGCATAATTAACGGTCATTGTTATATTATCATATGGTATAACACCTAGACCTGGACGTTGTGATGTAGGACTTGCAATAGTTTCATATGTTCCAGGGTGTTGATGATTTCTGATATGTTGATGTCCTAGTTTTCGTCCACCAATAAAAATTGATCTTTCTCCCTGACCAGGAACTGCTTCATTTCCACTAATTGCTCCAACATAACCATTTCTATCATTAAGTGTAAAAACAACGTCTGTAGTTACATCATTAAAAACAGTATTAATACCATTATCTGTGTTTTCACCAATAAATGGTTCAATTAATGGTCTAGCACCAGCATCAGTATCAATAACGTTTCCGGTTCCACCAGCAGCTGATGGTGCAAAATATGATCCTTCGATATCAACTAAAGCTCTTCCACCAAGAAGGTCCGGAAGTTTGAATTCTCCCGTATAATTTGGAAACCCACCTCCCAAATTTGAAGTTCCTTCATTATAAGTATCAGCAATTGCTTGTACAAGCAAAGGATAATCTTTTGCGTCTGGCGCACTTCCATCGCAAACAATCCACCCATCCGGAATTCCAGATAGAGGACCACTCCAAGGGATGATGCTGCCTATAACGGCAGCTTTCATCTGTCTGATTGATTGATAGAAACTCATCTCTTATACGTCCATTAGATACCAACCCTTGAGGGAAGTTGGAGCACCTGGTCCACCATCAGCTGATGTAGTTCCCGCATAAACTAATCCAAACGAAGCACGAGGTGTCTGAACAACTAACTCACCTGCGTTATAATTAGCAAGTTCACTAGGAGAAATTCCAGTTAACATTGCGGTGCCAGTATTAGAGGTTTCTCCCTGAATACCGTTGCCATTATCTGCTCTAACAACCATTGATATGTTATAAGTTAATGCCCCACCTATATCTATAATGCGAACCATATCGCCCATCAAAGGATTGGGAGGAAGTTTGACAAGTGTATTTCCAGTGCAATTAATAAAGTAATTAATGTTTGCATCACACTCAACTACACTGCTAGCAGTATAAACCCACTTACGACCACCAGTTTGTGAGAAGTAATCACTAATACCAGCAACAGTAAGAGCACCATCATTTGCAACATCAAAAATTGTAGTTCCATTAGAGTTAACTGTTAAATTACCACCATTAATCGTTAGGTCAGCTGATGCACGATATGGGAAATCAGTATCAGTAGTGCCAAATGCACCACCAATTTGAATAGCACCACCAAACTTACTTACTCCAGATCCATAAGCAGAGAACGAACCATATACTTCAAAGTCTCCAGAAGAGTTATTAAATGTCAATCTTGGTTCGGATAGATCTGCAACACCTGTAATGTCAGTGCCATAGAACTCCAGATCTCCTGTACTGTAGATGCTTCCCGTTGCTGTGTCAACTTGGAAAGTAACGGCTTCAACAACACCGTCTCTACCACCATTTGAAAGAGTTAAGAACTCTGTATTACCTTGAGGGGTCAACTTAAATAGTTGACTATCAGAGTAAGCTGGTGTAGCAGCAGGATTACCCTTGACTGCAGCAAAAGTTGATCCTCTAAGTGTGATCGTATTATTTGTGGTTAAAGATCCTTGAGTAATAGTATTACCAGTGCTAGAATCAACAGTGAACTTATTAAATCCAACTCCAGCAAGAATATCACCGAAGATGTAAGTATCACCAGTTGTAGATTCAACTTTAAATACATCAGCAGCAGGATTGCCACCATCATTAACAATCAAAGATTGTGGTGATGTAGAGATCAATTCAACAATCGATACAAATTCTGAACTTGATAGTCTGATATAATCAAGTAGAGAAATTGTTCCACCAAATTCAGCAACACCAATGTTAACATCAGCAGAACCACTACCAATGCCAGTTAATGGTTCATCTAGTTCACCATTGTTATCAAGATCAGAACCTGTAATATAAGAAGCATTTCCTTGCTTAGTAAACTTAGAAATAACACAACCGTCTGGGTGGTCTGTATATGTTCCAGTACCTTCAGCACCTCTACTAACAATTAATCTAAATCCATTAGGATCTAGTGGATTAGCAATGTTTGCAATACCAATAACACGTAGAATTTCACTTTTTGCTTCATCTCTCAATCCAGTAATGATATTTGCACCAGTTCCGATCGAATCAGGAGATGCTGCATTTGCTCTATCAAGGAAGAGAAGATCACCAACTTGGAAATCTCCAACAACAGGTTGAGAAATTGGCAAATAATAACTTGTGCCAGCAGAATTAGTTCCATTAACTTGGAAGGTAAGGTCTCCACCACCACCGCCACCCAATTGGGAATCAGTAATAGTTAGAACTTCATTATCAGAATATCCTTCACCAGGACTCTCGATGCTAACATCAAGAGTATAGTCAAATCTAACGATAATTGTAAATGTAGAACCAGATCCAGCACCAGAAGTAGTTGCAGAAAGGAAGGAATATGTTCCAGGTGTTCTGTTGTTAGCACCATTGTTGACGAGATTATCAATAGAAGCAATCTGACCACCAGCAACCAAGAATGATGTTGAACCCCATTGAGATACACCAGCGGTATCAATAATTTTTCCAGTTGTCTCATACTTATAGAAGTCAATGTTTGGATTTTCGACACCACCAATTAAGTGCGGAATTCTGGTAGTTCCAAACTTACCTCTACCAACTTTAATAATACCAGCATTTAGACCACCGTCTAGTCTGATATTGCCCTCAACAATTGTAGAAGCAAGAACGTTCAGGGTGTTTCTGATGAATGTAGTACCACCAGTAGAACCTAGTGTAAACGTAGTTGCGTTCGTTGCAAGGTTGACAGTGTTAGTTTGATCACCATCAAAAAGATTAACAACTCTTGTTTGGGTGTATAATCTAGACTCACTAGTTCCAGCACCCCATCCGGTGCCAATTTCAAGATTGCCAGCAACTCCAGTATAGAATGTGCCAATCTTAGTATAAGATGTAGCATCTGCTTGAGTTGCCCATGCACCACCAAGTGTAATTTTACACTCAGATGTAGCATTGTTGCTTACAGTAGCAATATCAACAGTTGCATCATCAGCATTCCTGTGAATTTTAAGAACACCGGTTTGAGATGCCTCACCAACTAGAATTGTCTGTCTAGTGGTAGAGTTACCAATAGCAATGCTTTGATCAACCGTTTGGTTGTTCATAAAGTTCAGAATCTGACCATCACCGGCAAAATTAAGAATCTGTGCATTAGAATTAATAAAATTGAATGCATTGTTAGTGGTAGTAATATCTCCACCATTAACTTCAATATCTGCTTGGAAGTTAGCGTCATCCGAGAATCTAGAATCACCAATAACAACAAAGTTTCTATCTAAGTTATTAATAGGATTAACAGTATCATTAACAGCAGTATTAATACCTAGTCTTCCACTATTAGTGGTCATGACTCTTAAGGTAGAAATATCACTTGGATTTGCACTATCACCACCAACTAAGAATGCATTGTCCTGGTTAGTCTCTACATGAATAATACTAGTTTCAGTTAAGTAAGATAAGATCTTCTTACCGCTAATAAAAGTATTACCAACAACATCTAAGTTTGCTCTTGGTTCAGTTTCATTGGATACAAATGCATTTTGCGATGCAGCATGATCAGAGCGAGCAATAGTATTAACGCCTAACTTGTAATCACCAATTGTTTCAGTTTCCGTTCTAAGTGTCTCGGCACCAATAACACCCTGTTCTTTCCAAGAAGAATTAGAGAAGTCAACACTAGGATTAGTTCCTGCAGGAGCAGAACTTAGAACACCACCAGCACCATTCCAACTTAATGTTTCAATGGTAATGTTATCATTAACTTGGAAGTGAACATAGTTGTTTGCAGGATCAAATGCATCACCATTGGGACTGAATACTGTCCAAGTATTAGACAATCTAGAATCAATATAATTATTGAGTCTAATTTGAGAACCAGATGTAATGCCAATAGCAGAGTTTGCAACATTAACACCATTCTGATCTTTGAATGTCAACTTAACTACGTTAGTTCCATCAAACTCAATCGTAAAGATATTGTTGTTGGGAATTTGAGTAAAGTAGTTAGAGAACACCCAACCAAGTGAACCCGTCTTACCAATTTCTTTTCCTTTGAAAAGAACATCACCTGCTTTAGCAGCAACACCACCAAAAGAAACAAATTGATTGGTGATTAATCTATTTCCATTTTGAGCAACTAAATTGCTATTATTTGGAGAGATATTAGAAGGAACACCGTTAGTAATATGAGTCTTAAACTCGTATGCTTGACCCTTTCCTCTTGCATTAAATCCAAATACAGCGGCTTGAATTTTATTCTTACTAATTCTAATATCACCAAGTGTTGGTGGAGCAAAGTTAGTTCTATCAAGAGACTCATCTTGCTCATCACCAGTTACAGGATCAACAGAAGATACATTAGAACGAATAATTAACGAATCTCTAACTTCAGTTAGGTCATTATCCTGTACTGAAATGATCAAAGGAGACTGGAATACATTCTGCTGTGAACCATCACCACCAACAACTGTAATGTTCTGGTTGAACGTTACGGGAGTATCGAATGATGTGACTAGATTACCGATATCCTCATCGTCATCAGCACTAGATTGAAGAGTTGCTCTCTCTAGGAATGTTTCTTCACCTGTAATAGCATTAATTTTTCTATTACCAATATACAGATCTCCATTAGAGTTTAGACCCGTATAGAAGACGATACCGCCGTCTTCTTTCTTACTTTGAGCATAGAAGTCCTCATCTGGTGATAACACGATCTCCTGACGCGCAGGGAGACCAGTAGAGTAGTTTCCTGGACCGAATCCAAGATACTCAAACGTGTGATTACCAGCACGAGCAATAGAGGGTCTTCTAAGTTCAACATAATAACGTTGATCTGTTAGAACTGTGCTATCACCAGCAATTGGAATCTTACGATCTTCAGAACCAGAAGTTGCATTACCTACCTGTGCTTCAATCGCATTAGAAATATAATTGTTTTCGTTAAATGCAGGTTGATCAATTAGATCTTCAACTAATTCTCTAGTAACAGAATTTTTGAAGTCGTTAGTTGTTACAAGACCCTGAGTATAGTTATCAGCAGCAGAGAACGTAGGTGGTGGATCTAACAACTGAGAAGCAACATTAAGTTCTTCTGCAGTAGTACCATTTTTCTGGAACCACAACGGATCATTCTTGTAATCTAAAGGATACAAGCTACTGACTGGTTGTGAGAATTTAAACTTCTTAAAGTTTTCAGCAACACCAGCGCCAGTTGGGAATGGCGAAATATTACCACGTAAGCAACTTAAGTAGTAAATACCATCTTGCTGACCAGCAATTCTGCGTTGTAGAGTTTCATAACTAAAGACATAGAACGTATCTTCAATAACACCAACATCCTCAACACTATCAACATAATACTCAATACCAGCACCGTCTTGAATACGATCACCAGGGGTGATAGTATAAACATTAGAACCGTTTTGCTTGTAAAAATATTGGGGATAATTTTTCGCGATTAGTGTTTTTAGAGGTAGCGATTTGCCCATATCCTGGTCTTCCAGCATATCAGCAAACGTGCTTCCCTGCTCAAATCTAGTGTTATAATACTCACTAAACTCTAGTTTACCGCCACGAATATTCTTAATGATGAGATAATGTTGACCACCAACAGTGTAGTATGCATGAATGTTAGCAAGACCAGAAGAATTGCCAGTCCATTGAACTTGGTTAGCAACAACATTAGCAGTTTTATTAACTGTCCATTCACCACCTTGAGGTGCAGAAATTTTAACAGTAGTGAAAGATTCGTTTCTAAGACCAGAGAAATTGAGAGTATCAATAGCGTGATCAAATAGTGTAAGTTCTAGATACTTGATGTTTGGATCTAAAGCATCTTCAACATAACGTCCAGATTGAATTGTCGCTTGAATGCCAGAAGAGAACTTAGCAAACATGCGGTACTCAAGAGGAGATCCAGCGACTTTTTTGTATGGGTCATATGAATCACCAACTGTTAAACTTTGTGCATCATAATCTGCTTGAGTAAATCCAATAAATTCCCCTGAATTACGTTCGTTTTCAAAACGAGCACCATACACAGTACCAGCAACAGGTTTAAGTAGAACTTTCTGTGGTACTAACTTACGAGTGTCATCAGTTCTAGTCTTGATAACAAATCCATTGATAGGATCTCTTGCGTTCTCAAGATAAGAAGGAATAACATAACGTAGTTTATATGTTCTGTCATTTGCTTCACGGTCATCTTCTAAACGTGTGAACCACATATCAGTGGATCTTGGACGATCAGAGTAATCAGACTGTTGGATTCTAGAGAAAATATTATCAGGAGAACTGCTTTCATCAATACAACGTACAAACCACTTACCAGTTGTTATAATACCGTTAGAAAACGCAGGATCATATGCGAATGGTGCTCTACGCTTGTTAGCAAATATTTGGAAAGTTTGTGTTTGACCAGATGTAAATGTGATTGGGTTTACATTATTAATAGCATCAGCATGAGTCTTGTGAATTGTAATTACAGAGTCATTCTGATAACGTGCAAAGAATTCTTTAGTTGGATCAATTCTGCCAAAGTTTGAATCCTGAGAATTTTGTATTGCAACATCAGCATCCGATGCATATGTTGTAGATACCAAAGGAATTCTACCACTATCAAGATCTCTGAAGAATACTTTCTGTGGTGTTACAGAAGCAAATGGGGTATCAAAAATGTGTGATACATCTGTTTGAATACCAGCATTAATCGAATTAGTTAACTTAGTTTTGTAGTTGTGTAGGTCGTATTTTTCGTCAAGGATAAACTGATAGATATCAATCTCAACATTAGCATCAATCGACTCAGATTCAGATGAGTAGATATAGATACCTGCTGCAGCATTCTCTCTTGAGGTTGCGAGCATTAGTTTTGTTTGATCACTACCGTTAAAGAATGTGGTAGTGCTGTAATCTTCTGGTTGTGTTCTTCTGCCAGGAGAAATTACATAATATGTTTTATTAGTTTCAAATCCGTTAGGTAGTCTGACGAGACGCTTATCTACTTCAACATATTTACCAGAAGCAACGTCAAAACGAGGACGTGGAACCAATCTTACTGGTGTTCCGGTCTCAAAGTCATGTGGATTAGAAGCACCAACACCAGAAGTGTTGATTGTAAATACTGTTGCTCTAGAAGCAAAAGCACTAATGTTTGCTGTCTGTTCTTGTCTGTCAACAGATCCAACACCACTATTGATAACGGTGGTGATATTTCCTATCAAAGTTTCAATTGCATCTGCAGTTCCTGCACATTCTCTCTGAGTAGGAGATGTTAATGTATCTTGAATAACAGATGGATCAGTCTTAGGAAGAGTATTTGCCCATTGACCATTAGGTAAGTCAAAGTATAGATCTATAGAACCACTTGTTTGAGTTGCGGTGACCGTATTTCCAGAATCAAATCTAGAATTAGCAACACCAAGTTCAATTTGTGTACCACTGACAATTCTCTTGACATATGTGTTAAGAGGAATAGTGCTAGAAACTTGAGTAGATCCAGACTGAAGAAGTCCATTCACATATGCAGGGTTGACAACATCAGTGTTATCATACTCAGCAACAGTCATTCCGATTAGAATACCACGAGTATCGTTAATATTAATGATCGCAGAACCAGCAGTTGTGGAGCAGTTGAATGCAAGAACATCGAAGTTTCTCATGGCAGCAGTTGCCATCTGTCCGACATAGTTCCATGCATCGATGGTCTCTGTCTTCTCGCCGTCGATGTACTCTAGTTGATTACCAACATAGTATGCTTCACCTGCTTGGACAGAGTTGATGTTACCACCAAGTCTAAGGTCAGATACAACAGCGTCAACAATGTAAGATACATCACGGAAACACTTAGACACTGTGGCATCGGTAGTGAATGAACCCCGATTAAGAACAGGAAGTTCAGATAGACTGGATAGCACAAACGCATCATTTGCAATATCAAACAAAGTTTCAATAGTAGAACGCACATTAGCACAATCCCACTCACCATTACTTAGAGTTGGCAGTGTACTTAAGGATCCTGCGCTGATTGCATCACAAACAATACTAATCAGTGTATTGACAGTGGAAACAACATCAGAACAATTACCTGCTTGATATCCTTGGTTTACACCATTTTGAATCAAGTTTTGTGGTTGTTCAGGAGCAGTTCTAGTAATACCAGATAGATTACCAACACCACCATTATCTGTTCCAATTGCTTGGATGATAGTGTCTAGATTAGATTGAGTTGCACTGATAACAGATACACATGTAGGAGAATCCCAATCAGTAGTAACAGTATTATCAATATACTGAACTGTAGAATTACCAGCACTACTGCTGATTATCTCATTTCTAATAATAGAAGGAACAAGATTCTTGACCTGTGCAAATACTTCTGCTGCTTCATCACGCTCAGGATCAATAAAGGTTGCTGCAGCAATACCATAGTGAATGCAATCTGCTGCTGCAGAAACAAATTGATGGACAGATTGTGGTAGATGCTGTACAGCGTCTGCAGAGGCAGTAATGAATTGATGGTCTACACCAGCAGCAGATCCTGCATCACCAACGTTGACGGTGATTGTGGTGGCACTGACAGCAGTGATAGCAATAGACTTACCTGCCCAAGGATCTTGACCAGGACGGGGATAAGTTTTTTGCTCTACATTACCGTCTTGATCACATGTAAATGTGAATGAATTGTCAGCAAGAACAATACCCTCAGTAACACTCAATGAATGATTACCAATGGTGATTTCCATATCACCAGTTGTAGAGTTGTATACTGCGTTAGTTGGAGTCCAGAACTGGTTTGCCTGAGATGCTCCAACATTAACTGTAATAGTTGATGGGGTAGCATCAGTAATCTGCATCCACTGATCAACATAAGGATCATCAGGACTTGGTGATGCATGTTGTGTCTGGTTGCCATCCATAGTACACGTAAAGATGACACTATTGGTATCAACTTTAATATATTGACCCGATTCCATATCATGACCAGGAACAGTAAAGACTGATAGACCTGTTGCTGGATCATACGACACAGTTGTAGGAGTAAAGTCCTTTCGTTTCTTACTAGGACCAAAGTAAGGCATTACATTGGTAGTGTAAATCTCTGCAGAGTCATAAGTTTTAGCGTTTCCACCAAACTTAACATCATACATGACTTCTTCCAAGACGTTATAAACGTCATCTAAACAATCTTGCTTTGTGTTTGTTGCTTGAGGAACATATCCAGGATATGCTGCTTGCATACGAAGATATGCTTCTTCTGCAATATACTCCTTATTTTTAAGGACAAGGTTGTATGCATCTGCATTCATATCAGATACAATTGCAGGATCACCAGTAGTATCAAGAGTGATAGTCTGATCCCAATAATATAGTTGGTTATTAATTGCTAGGTTGATAGCATCAGCGGCACGTTTGAAAGCAACGATACCCTCAGCTTCTTCACTGACCAAACCATTAGAAATTGGAAGACCAAATCTATTGAAGTATGCTTTGGCAGCAGCAATAGAATAAGCATTGCCACCAAACCAGAGATCTTGCTGTACAGCATCAACAATATGCCCGATATCTCTACGGCATTTAATTTCACCAGAAGTAAGAGTTCTAACTGTTGGAGTTACATAGTTTGCATTACCAGGATCTGTAAGACTTAATATATTACCATCACCAATAACCTGAGTCGCAATGGATGTTAAAGATCCGAGAGCATTTTGAACATCAGAACAAGCATTTGAATCAATATTTGAAATATCTCCGTTGCCATCCCCGTAGATAGCTTCACCTTCACTTACAGTTAAATCTTGATAACCAGATGATAGTTGGTTAGAAATAGCATCTTGCAAGTAATCTCTGACAGCATTGAAACCAGCAATACTTTGAAGTTCTTCACCTTGAAGACCACCTACTACCCAATTGCCAGCATTATCAAAATACTTGGTAATAAATGCTCTAGTCCAAGCATTACCACCAAGGAAAATATCCATTCCAATAGCATCAATAAAGAAACCTAAGTCTCTACTACACTTGGCACTACTATTACCTGGGAATGTAAATGTTGGATACAATGTTTGAATTTGTCCGACAGCATATGCTTGTGCATCTGCTTTATTACGACGGATAAATCTGTATGCAGTCTTAAATCTAGAAGTAGCAGACTCTGCAGGATCACCAGGGAACGTAAAGAATGGAGACGTATCATAAGTAGAAATCTCTGCTAATGAGTTGTCAAGAACATAATCTTTGTTTGATTGAATCAAATTATAAGTGGTCTTATATCTCTTGGCATCTTTATTAGAAAGATCAATAGTAACACCATCTGTTGTATCACCATCTAGTTCTGCTTGAGAACCTGTCTTACCATTTGTAATAGGACCACATGGGTTATTAGTTTTAAGTGATAGATCAGGTAGTGTTCCACTTGGATCATATAAATCTGCCTTGACACTTAATAAGTTTGCAATTGCTTGCTTACAAAGGTCGCGAGCTCTATTAAACGCCCAGAGAAGATCTTCCTGTTGTCCATTATACTTAGAAAGAGATCCATCCCCAGCAAAATATGTTTGAATTAATGTGATAGTATTATAGTTTCCACCATCTCTAAGGTCTTCTGCAACTGCATCAACCATCTCACCGATGTCTACAGTAGAAATAGAAGCAGTGGGACTATAAGCACTTAAAGAAGCAAGAGTTTCATTAATAATTTCTTGTCTATTATTAACAATTAAATTACGAGCATCAAAGTATCTGTTTGCCTGAGGATCGCGACCAGGATTAACATAAGAAATGTTTTGTAGTCTTGGATACTTCTCTAGAATATATCCAAATACTTCCTCCTGAATCATGCGACGGTTGCTTTCAATCAGGTTAGCAGCATCAGCATAAGTGCTATTGATTGAGAATCCGGATGGATTAAGAATAGAAGGAGCAGCAATATACTTAACAAAACCTGTTGGTTCTAGAGCAGCATTAAACTCTTCTGTACCACCTGCAGTCAATGGATCTAGTTTAACATATAGTCTTTCACCAGACTTTGCACCAACTCGATAACCACCAATTGTTACAGCAGGACGGTTAATTGGTTCGGTAATGTCTTCACTACCAAGATACAACTTAGTAAAGTTAGTTTTATCTTGAATAGTTCCTTGAATATCAATAGTATAATATTGAGTCCTTTTAAAGTTTGCAGAACCAGTTTCAACTTGCTTAGGTGGAATGATGTCAGTAATGAAACCACCTTTATCTTGGTTAAAGGCAAATCCTTTGAAACCAATAGCATGAAGTGATGTATTACCAAAGTTGGAGTTTGAGTTCGTGATGGACATATCACCACCACTTTCCATTAGGAAGTGATCAGCAAAACCAACAGCGAAGATAGAAACGTTCTGGATGAATGCATCTTCTGATGCTTTAACGTGGAAGGTTCTCCAGTCATCCTTCCAATAAGAATCACCCTTAGCGTGATAAGGAACAGTCGCAAACGCATCAGTTAGTGATGCTTGGTTCCAGGTGTTAGAATACTCATCATAACGGATAAATGCTCTGTCATCCTTCTGAAGCGAAACGCCCGTATATTGAGCTATGACCATGGATTTGAATCCAGTCGCCTTCAGACCGTTCGCCCAGATGCCACAAATACCCCACGTAGAGCGGATCGATACGTTAAAGACATATGGAGAGGCAGACTCTACACTATCAACTTCAGCGAGTGTCTGAGCGTTCTGACCGAGTGCTGGTGTAGTATCAACACTAACAGTTTGACCAGCAGCAATACCTGTACCAATTGCGCTAACAACTTCAGCAACTTCGTAAGTAAACTTACGTGGATCATTTTGATCGATCCTAATGATAGGAAAGATACCTTCTAGAACACTATCAATTTCTGTGCCAGAGATAGCAACAAACTGACCAGCAAAGTATCCGTGGTCTACCTTAGTTGTTACTTCAATCTCAGATGTAGATGCAGCAATACTAGGAATAGTTGTAGCATCGTTGAGTGTTAACGACTCAATAACTCTAGAGTCAGATAGAGGTCCAACAATTCGGTTCTCCTGAATTCTAAAGTCAAATTCACCAGGATCATCAATTGTTGGTTGATAATCAGAGAAACTCTTAGCGATCTTTCTGTAGAATAGACCTAGTTCTTCTGTATCTGCGTATTCAAATACAGTTAGTTTGTGGTGCGAATAGTTAGGAGCAGTCTTCCTAGTGAAATCATTAGGATCGTAGTATACCTCACCAGTTCCTTCCAATGAATTATATAAAGGAGATTCTGCAGTAGTCTGACCATCTTTTAAAGTAAACTGCCAGAAGTAGCAACCACCTGTTACGTTAAAGATAGCGGAACGAGGAACAGTTACAGAAGCAGGATCAGGAACGTATAGAGGACGAACAACTGTACGGCGGAGGTCATAACCTACAAGAGATGAACCTCTAGGGATGATAGCACCACCCTCAGTGTTGTTAAACTTATAAAGAACATTATCAGGATTAGAGATATCAAGAATGGAATTATCAGTCCACTCATTATTTGCTTGGTCGAAACCAAATATATCAATACCACTAGTATCTACAAGACCAGGACGGTTATCGATGTAGTGAATACCAGGCATCAGCATAATGCTGAACTGGTCAAACCTATCATTACCAAATCCAGGCAGATACGAGTATCTTGCAATCTCTAGAAAAGCACGCTGGATGCTCTTGAATGGTGTTACGGGTGAATTACCTCTATTAGATAACGCATCTGTAGCGTTGAAATCATCAGGAGAAACATAAAGATACTTACCAGTTTTGCTGCTGATAAGGTTATCCAGACGTGTTAATGGCATGATTAATCTGACCCTGCGGTATATCTTTTATCCTAGGATTTATTTATAACGGGGTCTGTACCTATCTTTGAGAATAAGCATTAATGCTATTTCTTTAAGACATATGTAAATGTATCCAAATTGTTCTTTATACGTTGTTCTATACATAA